ATGCGTGGGCATGGTTTGGGGTAAGCATACAGCGTTTGGTTAGGGGGCTGGGACAGTACCCATAGCCTCAGTCTGTCAGTGCTCGCGCGTACGATCCTCTCGACGCGACGCGTATGCGCCTGGCTGCGCGTGTGTGCGCCAGGTGTGCGCGTGTGCATGTGCGTTGCGTGTACGCGTCATGCGCATTTGCGTGTGCGCGCCCCCGTACCCCCGCCTGCGCGCCCGCCCGTGTGTATATATATATTACCCCACCACATAACAGTGTCTTGCTTTCACTGCCAGCCAAGCATATTATTAGCCAGCCAATGCATGTTGGCCTCCCGCATACATTGCCCGTTACGGCGGGCTTTTTTAGGAGCAAGGCGTTGCCTAGAAAGGCTAGACTTACAAAAGATCAATTCTCGGAAATCTGCGAACAGATAGCCGATGGAATGTCTTTGACTCGTATTTGCAATGAAAACGCTAAGTACCCTTCGTGGAAAACTGTATTGCGACATGTGCAAGATACTGATGAGGCTTACCAGGAATATCGCAAAGCCCGCGCACTTCAAGCTGAAGTCTTGAGAGATCAGATTATTGATATTATTGAGATGCCCTTACCAGAAGACCCAAAGCTTGCTATGGCTGAAGTCCAGCGTAGAAGGTTAGAGGTTGACCAGAAGGATAAGTACGTTCGGCAGCTAGCGCCTTTAGGGGTTAGGAATAAGGTTGAGGATTCCGCGGACAGCAAAGTAAGCGGTACTATCACTTTGAAGTGGGACGATGGTAGTCAATAGGGACGTAGGCGCCTAAAGATGACTGAGATATTCATACCCTATAAACCAAGAAAATTGCAGGCTGACTTGCATAGTCAATTGCAAAGTCACCGATGGGGCGTTGTTGTTTGCCACCGTCGTTTTGGCAAGACCGTAATGGCTATCAACCATTTGCTTAGAGATGCCATACTTTCCGATAAGACCAACCCACGCTTTGCTTACATAGCGCCTACTTACCGCCAGGCTAAAGCGGTCGCATGGGATTACCTAAAGCAATTTGCCGGCAGTATACCTATGGTGCGATTCCATGAGACTGAATTGCGAGCCGACCTGCCTAATGGCGCCAGGATACAGTTGTTAGGATCAGAGAATCCCGACAGCTTGCGAGGTATCTATCTTGATGGCTGTGTACTTGATGAGATGGCAGACATGCCAGAGTCTCTTTTCCCCGAGGTCATTCGTCCCGCCCTATCTGACCGAAAGGGCTGGGCATTATTTATTGGCACACCCCGCGGACACAATGCGTTCTACGAGTTGTATGTAGCGGCAGAGGGTCAAAAGGATTGGTTTACTCAGGTATGCAAAGCGAGTGAGACAGGAATTCTTGATGAGGAGGAGCTAGAGGCTGCTAAAGCCATGATGTCTGCTGACACCTTTGAGCAGGAGTTTGAGTGTTCATGGGTTGCGAATGTGCCAGGAGCCATTTTTGGAAAAGAGCTACAGCTAATCCATGAGAAGGGGCGCATCACCGAGGTTCCACATGACCCGGCTATCAGGGTAGATACGTGGTGGGATCTTGGTGTAGGGGACTCTACTGCTATTTGGTTTACTCAATCGGTAGGCCGATCAGTACATGTTATTGACTTCTATGAGAATAGGAACGAAGGGCTTCCGCATTATGCTGAAGTGCTGCAATCAAAAGGCTACTTGTACGGCACTCATAATGCCCCGCATGACATTGAGGTGCGCGAGCTAGGCAGCGGAAAATCAAGGCGCGAAGTTTCATTTGACCTGGGAATTAACTTCCGTGTGGTGCCAAAGCTGCCGCTTGAAGATGGAATTCATGCCGCGCAAATGATTATCGCTAGATGTATGTTCGATCAACATGCTTGCCAGTCAGGGCTTGAGTGCCTGAGACAGTACCACCGTGCGTACAATGAGAAGTCTAGGAGTTTCCGTGCAACGCCAGTACATGACTGGTCAAGCCACGCTGCTGATGCGTTCCGATACCTGGCGGTTGGCATTAAAGACAATAAGTTGCATGATGGCAGACCACCACAAGCAATTGCAGATTCATCATACAACCCGTTTTCTGCGAGGATCTGAACATGGGAAGACCCACAATCACTGTACCCGCCGCTCCGCCAGTGCCCCCTATGGTGCCGGTAAAGCCTATTTATGCAGGCGAAGAAGAGAGACTCAAGAAGAAACTTTTTGATCCTAAGCGTGTCGGCAGACAGCAAACTATTCTGACTGGCCCGAGGGGGTTGCTCGCTTCCGAAACCAAGCGAAAGAAGCTAGGCGCCGGTGATACGTCCAAGAATACATGATGCTCAGCTGTCTCAGGACGTGCTTCTTGATTACATGCAGAGGTATGACTACCCGTATCTGAAAGAGCATAGGCCGATTATCGAGAACGCTTTTGTTGTAACATGCGAAGTGAAAGACAAGATTGCGGGTTTTTTTTGGTGCTATGCGATAGAAAACGATGAGGCGACATGGACAGCGCATACATTGATTTTACCTGATTACCAAAAAAGATTCTTTAGCAGACGCATAATGAATGCGTTATTTGGTGTGGCTTGGGTGTCTGGTGTTGATCGCATCCTTGTGGAAAACTCTCAAACAGATTTGCTGCTCAGAATGGGCGGTTACATGACAGACGATGGCGCGGTACTGGACCTGCCGCACAAGTGGGGATGATATGAGTAAACCGATTAAGAAGATAGGGAAAGAAATTAAAAGCGGGTTAAGGAGTTTTGACCGTGAAATCGGAGTTTCAAAGCAAGTCGACATGCTGCAAGACATCGGCAAAAGCTTGAGCGGTCAACCAAAAATTGTGCAGGCCGCGCCAGCAGGCGCAGTAGAGCAGCGAGCTGTTCGACCATTAGCGGCATTAAGCGGCGATAATGAGAATCAAGAGGAGGCAACCCGCGAGCTTTACCGGCGAAGACGTGCTCGTGGCGTTGCTACTAGTCCAATGGGATTGACTGGGCAGGCTTCTGTTCAGCGAAAAACATTACTGGGCAGTTAACTGTTCCACGTAGAACACTAGGGGAAAAGCATGGCCGATGAACTAGGCGCGCAGTTAATGAGGCGTTTCCAAAGCCTGTCTTCGCAAAGACACGTTTGGGAGTCTCACTGGCAAGAAATTGCTGATTATGTTGTCCCGCGAAAAGCTGACATTACCAAGAAGCGGTCGGATGGTGACAAGCGGACTGAGTTAATTTTTGACTCCACAGCAATTCATGCGGCAGAGCTAATGGCCGCTAGCTTGCATGGAATGCTTACCAACGCCGCTACTCGCTGGTTCTCTTTAAGATTTCGGGACCGAGGGTTAGATGAGAGCGATGAAGCGAAGGAGTGGTTGGAGTCTGTAGAAGACGACATGTACTTGGCGTTCAACCGCTCTAACTTTCAAGAGCAAATCCATGAGCTGTATTCTGATTTAATCACATTCGGCACTGGCGTCATGTTTATTGAAACCGATCCCGATACTCAGATTAGATTCTCTACCAAGCATTGCGTTGAAGTGTATCTGTCAGAAGATGACAAGGGGCGCGTTGATACAGTATTCCGCCAGTTTAAAATGCCCGCGCGTGCAGTCATTCAGCGTTTTGGTGAGGAAGTTCTTGATAACAAGATACTGAATGCCGCCAAGAGAGATCCCTATCAAGAGATTACGCTGATACACGCGGTTTACCCTCGCACTGATCGCGATGTTACCCGTAAAGACAATCGAAACATGCCATTTGCTTCGGTGTATCTCGATCCAGGCAGTCGAACTATTCTCAGCGAGTCTGGCTTTGAAGAGTTTCCCTATGTTGCGCCGCGATTTGTAAAGGCAAGTTTCGAGATTGGGTACGGTCGATCGCCAGCAATGACGGCGCTACCTGACATTAAAATGCTGAACAAGATGTCAGAAGTGACAATTCGGGCAGCGCAGAAGCAGGTCGATCCGCCGCTTATGGTTCCCGACGATGGCTTTATGCTGCCTATCCGAACAGTCCCTGGTGGCCTTAACTTTTATAGATCCGGTACTCGTGATCGTCTCGAGCCACTAAATATTGGGGCCAACAATCCTTTGGGCCTCAACATGGAGGAGCAGCGTCGTCGCTCTATTGAAGCGGCATTCTACGTTGACCAGCTTATTATGAGCCAGGGTCCACAGATGACAGCGACTGAGGTTGTTCAACGCACCGAAGAAAAGATGCGCTTGCTCGGTCCAGTTCTTGGACGCTTACAGGCAGAATTGCTTCAGCCAATGATTGGCCGTGTATATAACTTGATGGTAAGAGAAAAGGCATTCAGCCCTGCGCCTGAGTTTATGAGTAACTCTGATATCGAGATCGAATACGTTTCACCGCTAGCCAAGGCGCAGCGATCTGGTGACATCCAATCTGCATTACGAATGATTGAATTGTTTATGCCGCTATCGCAGATTGATCCTTCAGCTATGGACTACATCGACATTGATGGCATGTCCAAGTATCTGCTCAAGGTTTTGGGCGTTCCCGCTACGACGGTAAGGGGTAATGACCAGGTAGCTGAAATACGACAAAACCGACAAGCGGCAGAAGAAGCGGCTGCGGAACAGCAGCAAACTGTTCAGCTTATGGAGGCCGCAGGGCAAGCCGCCCCTGCCTATAGAGCATTGGAGGGTCAATGACACCGGATGATCTCAAGGGCACTTACAAGCGAGCATTTGAAACTGAGGACGGGACTAGGGTTCTAGAGCATCTAGAGTCCAGGTTTCACCTAACCACCTCCACCTTTTCGTCAGATCCGACGGAAACAGCATTTCGTGAAGGCCAGCGAACGGTAGTGCTGTATCTCAAAAATATGCTGGCGGATTGGGATCAAAAACTAAAGGATCAAATCAATGAGTGAAGAACAGGTAGCTGTAGTCTCTGATGCGGTAGAAGCACCAGGGGTAGCTCAGTCTGTTGAAGACTGGAAATCAAACATTCCCGAGGAGATACGAGAGCATTCAAGCCTTTCGCATATAAACGATGTTGGCGCACTAGCTAAAAGCTATGTTCATGCCCAGCAGATGGTAGGTGCAGATAAGGTTGCCTTACCTGGAAAGCATGCAACCCAAGACGAATGGGGCGAGGTGTACGCAAAACTTGGTAGACCTGAATCACCAGAGGGTTACGAGCTGGCCTATAACAACGTGCCGGAAGGCGCCGAAATGGATAATGACCTAGTGTCATGGTTTAAAGATACGGCACACAAAGCAGGAATGAATCCACAGCAAGCCCAGGTAATGCTTGATGCTTATAATGAGATGACCTTCACGGGCGCGGAAGGCGCTGGAGTAGAAGCGCAAGCAAGGGTCGAGCAAGCGGAAAGTGAGCTGCGTAAAGAGTTTGGGCAGGCGTTTGATGATCGCATGAGTCTAGCCAACGGTGTTCTCTCTGAGTTTGGTAACCCTGAGATGACTGAAATTCAGTTAGCTGACGGCACATTGCTTGGAGATAACCCAGAAGTTATTCGCATGCTGGCAAACATGGGCGTCTACCTCAAAGATAAGGTTGGTGAGGATACGCTTGAGGGCGTAAAGACTAGCGGCGGAATTACTCCGAACGATGCAATACAGAAGGTTTCG